CCATATATATCCATAATTCTAGATATAGAAACCTTTTTAAAATCAAATAAAGAGCCGTCTTCGTTTTTTGTTGTTTTAGAAATTATCCAGCTCTTTCTGGCGAAATTAGCAATCCCCTTGCAAGTAACATGATTTAACTGTTTCTTCTTGTGGATAGCTCCCGCTAGAAGCCCCTCTGTGTGTCTCAGTTGACGTTTTATTCCAAATAGCTTTTTGGCACTGTAGAAATTTTTAAAAGCTTGCACCTTTAATTCCTCTATCTTTTCCTCGTAATCCTTGGCGGCCTTCTCGTCGAGAGGGCTCCACAGGTCATTATTTATCAATAGCTCAAGAATTTCTTCTTCTATAAACACACCACCAAAATACGCTTTATCGTAATACTGGTCGTATATCTCGTAAGAAGCCTCTAATATTTCTTGGCTTGGGTCTTCTATAAATAAAACAGGATCGCCTAGCCTTAAGCGTAGGCGACCCTGTATAATTCTGTTCAGAACTCTTTCGTAGTAAATATCATCCAAATTAAAATCCTAAGTCCTAAAGTTAAACTACATTAGCTACCGCCATTAACGGTCAAGCTATTGAAGTTAGAGAAAGAGTAGCTAACCGTAGCGTTTCCACCACCGGTGTCTCCACCAGAGTAAGAAACAGATGCTAGCTTGTTCTTGGTTCCCAAGTTGAGAACCGTACCAGCAGTATCCTTGATCACGATCTCTTCATTGGAAAGGTTAGTACCGTTTCCAGAAACTGTCATCAAGTCACCAGAGGTAGCAATGATCTCGAATTCTGAGCTAACTTCGATTGGGAAAGTAGCATATCTTGTATAAGGACTAAATCTTCCCAATTCCAAGATGTTTTCTTGACTCATGTCAGTACTCACACTGCAAGACTGCATGTGGAATCCGCCACCAAGTCCAGTTGCATCATCACCCTTTTGCTCTTTGAGAATATCGGGTAATGTAGAACCTTCAAGGTCAACATTGTTACGACGAACAACACCAGACTTAGGAACATCAGATCCACTGAATACAGCGGTATGGTTAGTAGATCCCCATTTTGAACTTGCTGTTGTGCTAGTTTCGTTTGCAACGGAGTTCCAGAATCTGTTGTTACCAACAAGGGTAACGGACTCAGTAGCACTTCCATCAACACTGTAACTATAAGTTACAGATGATGTATACATTCCAGAGTTCCAGCAGATATTTCTTGGAGCACCAGTAGCGTTAGAAACACCGTCATCATAAATAGCGAGATAAACATCACACTTATTTTTAGAGGCTGTAACGAGGTCAGTTTTACATGCCCCAGCACTAGCCAAGTCAAAGATCAGCTTTTCACCGTCGATAACTTTTTCAAGAGTTACCTCGATATCGGCAACGTCTTCGATATTTTCATAGATATTAAGCTGTCCCATTTCAAAGACTTGGTCTAGAGTAAAGTTGGCTGACATGCCAACACTCTGCAAGCCCAAGACGACACCTGTGGAAGCAGGAGCTGCTCCCTCAGCGACGATACAGACAGCTTGACAAGCATAGAATATTCTTTGATTGCGAGCCATTTTTTATGTTCTCCTGTTAAAGTTTGTCCTCTGGTAAGGCCACTACTATATACACAAAAACGCTCTAAAAGGGTTTAACTTCAGTGGTGCAGCGAGCCGTTCCCATATATAAATCAGGGGAAAGCTCTACAATAGTAGACCCTCTAGAGTCGTGAATCCAACATTTTCTGCGATTCCAAGAGTGATATTGAACAAGATTAGGGTAAAGTCCACTGGGGATAGCGTGAGGTCTTAATTCGTTCCTATAATTAAATGGAGAAGCACCAGAAATAGCAACTTGAGTTGGATCAAATAGTGTCAACGATCTATCGTTTTGGGTTATGATGGTGTCTACTATATTTGTACATTCCCAGTGATTTTCAGCCATCACATAAAAAACAACGTCACTATTAACCCATTGACCACCGCCCAAAGCATACGGCTTGACAGATGTAGCCGGAACAACCTCAATAGCAATAGCAGGAAGCTGAACTCTAGTTTGACCAAGCTTCATCCATCCACCAGAGCCCGAAACCTGAAAGTCCTCTTCGTTGCGAAAAGATCTTTGCTGTAACTGTTGGAACCAAGATATACCTTGTGCGGGAACAACCTGTACCCACTTATGGCTATATTCAAGATGAACAGAGCTAGTTGATGACAACGCTGAATCAAAAACAACTCTACCGTTAGGATAATCGACATAGAATGGTTTAGCGACGTTTCCTGTGGCGTAAAAAGCGTTGTCCACATAAACACCAGAAATGGTTATTGGTTGCTGAGTGGTGCCATCTATACCTGACTCCCAAACCCAGTTTTGTCGATAGCCCTCCCAGACCTGACCAGCCGTATAATTAGGAGAGTCTACTAGTCTTAGCTTGTGTCTGTCTCCACCATATATTCCAGACTGGGGCACGCTAATATTGTAAAACTGACCCGCGTCCAAAAATCCCCAATCATAAAAGGTTATGAAATTATCTATTAGGATATTTGAAAGCTTGGCATCTTGAGCGTTGCTTGTATATAAGAGCTTTGTATCGGGAGTTCCTACCATTTTTTATAATCCCTTTTTTAATATGTCTGTAATCTGAGAACCCGCCCTCTCTATGGCTCTTGTAATAAAATTATCGTTTGCAGTACCGGAAAAAGCACTATTTACTTTATATGGAGCGAATTTTTTTCTCATTCTAGCACCGCCAGATCTTCCATACGAACCAAACTCAACGCCAAAGTCTGCTATTAAAATTGTGTCTCCCGCAGTAAGTAGCCAACGAAGCCAAGGTATACTGCCCCCGTCTATCTTCTGTTCTGCAAATGAGGACGCTAAAAGGTTTGCAAAGTCAGAAGGCTGCATAGTAATAGTGATTCCACCTACAAGATTAGCGTCAACCTTTTGAACCTCTACCTCAAGAGTATCTAAAACAGCGTTAACAATATCAAACGCAGGGTTATAAGTTAAGCCAAACTCCGCCGCCAGTAGCCCGTTTTGAAGAGACGTGATCTCAGGGGAACTTAAGAGTGCCGACTTGATTGGGGCAATAAGATTGGTTTTAATTTTGTTGGTAGACTTTAGTAGAGCTACATTGATATCCCTAGAGAGAGCCTTTTTTATTTCTTTCTCTATTGTCTTGTTTGACTCTAGTATTTTTAGTCCAGTCTTAGCCATTCATTCTATTCCAAAAAGTTACAGCGTATTTTGTTGGGTTTTGCTTAAATCCTTGAGGGTATGATGGCCCACTTCTCTGATATCTAGCACTAGTATCATAATTTTGAATTCCGTCGTACTGGGGTATCATGTACTTACATTTTTCTATTTTAGGTAGAATAGACATGTCGCAAATAGTTTGTACTGAGCCGTCTGGTATCTCTAGTGGTATGCCTATGTTTACCCATGACTTTCTATCATAGTATATCCTGAGAGAAACGCTTTCGTTCGCTTCTACTGCCTTGTATCCCTTGCCTCCACAATACGGACAAGGCATACCCCTCTCAAACGGATATGGTCCTCCGGGCTTGTAAAAGCTAACAGATCTATTTCTTGTTCCCATAGTGTCAAGATAACAGTTGGGACACTGCTCTTTCTTTTCTGGGTACACCAAAACTGCTGGCCTAGTAAAAAGGTCAACAGCCTCGTTGTACGTACTAAATACTCCACTAGGGATACTTAAAGGCATTTTATACTATCCTATAGGTAAGGTGCCCATTAACGTTTCCAGCACTATTAGTTAATTTAAGGGCTTCGCCCGCATTTGTAAACAGGGTAGTGTCTCCAATATTTGAAGAAATACCACCATTGGCCGCAAGAGTCATTCCTCCCGACAAAGAGTTACCATTGGATTGCCAAGTAACCGTAGTAGCTGAGTCGGTGACTATGGTGTAACTCAATACCTCTACTGATCTATTTGGGGTCGCAGCGACAAGTGTGCCCGTTGTTGCACCAACACTAATCGAAAGGGTCAATGCGTCATTATGAAACTTAGCTGAGTCTGCCGGTAAAGCCATCGTGCTTTGATTTATTCCTCCGCTAACTAACTGCCCCTTGTCGAAAGTTCCAGTATTTGAAGTAAAGGTTACTCCGCCGCCCTCGTTAAATGAGGTGCCTTTAATATTGTGCGTAACAGCCATTTTATGTTCTCCTGATTAAGTTGTTTTAATAATATCTGCCATTAAAGCCATTATCGTTATACCCGACTCCCCAACTAGCAGGACTATATGGCCCAAGGACAGCGGTTCCGGCTGGCGTACCATCTCCACTTCCTTTTTCGTAGTTGTATTTCTTGAGTAGTTCGTCATACTTAGCACAAAAATCTTTATACATTAGATTTAAGCTAGAAGTAACGCCTCTTAGGTCAATAGCAGACGGGCCGTCTTTGATAGATATTGCATTAGAGGACTCTGTTTTTACTTCACTGCCTAGTAATATGCACGCACTCTTATATGTGGTTAATACGTTAAAATCCGTATCTACCTTTGATATTGGGTCCGGAGAAATAGTTAAGGCGTTCATATCAACAACATAGTTGTTATTGAATGGGGCATCGTTGATAACGTTATATGCACCAATCACTAAAACCTGTTGTAGTCTAGTGTCTGTATATTTTGCCGAATCTAAATCGCCTATAAGCTTTCTAAGCATTAGGACTAAATCTGTTGTCCAAGCCATATTGTTTTCCCCTTTTAAACCTANTACAGATTTTTAAATACTGTAAAATTATGAATGTCGCTATGGTAAACCGTTGTCGCATAGTTTACTTTTGCTTGAAGTTTCCAAGTTCCAGCAACCGCTAAGTCTCCAGCAACTGTTTGATATCTTATTTTTCCGTCAGTCCCATCGGTAACAAATGAAGCGGTTTTTGTTGCGGTAGTATCGTTTGGACCCATTAAAAGTAAATCTACTGAAGTGGTCGGAGCAAGATTGACAACCGTCCCGCCTTCTTTTACGGTAACGATAAAGTTTGTGCCAATGTCATTAACATGTATTTCATTTGCTGCCATGTTCTTACCCTAACCTAAATTAAGTGTTATATTTTCTCGTATATTTATTTCCATGTCAAAATCCTTTGATGTGTCTATATTTGCGACAAAATCAGATCCTGTATTAATATACACAATAAAATCTACTGAAGACGCAATTCTGTCCATTCCGCCCCTAGCGGTCAATGAAGCTGAAGACGATAAGCTGGCTGCTCCAAATTGCCCAGTTCCACCTACCGCAACTATATTCGCTGAAGCGGCTAGTGAAGATGCTCCGTGTTTTACTCTTCCGGCAGATGCGGATATTGTGGCTGACCCCTGAATGGAAGCACTTCCAAACTTATTTATCTTTCCTGACGGAGAGACACTTGCGTCAGCCGACAAAGAAGAGGAGCCCTTTTTGATGACCAACCCGCCCGCAGATACAGTTCCGGTACAGGAAATTGTGGCGGCTCCGTAGTCCACCAATCTACCGGCAGCCTCTAGGGAGGCAGAAGCTGAGATACTAGCTCCAGACCTCTTTACAGCTTTCGGATCCGCAGACATTGATGCTGTTGCAGAAAGAGAGGACGCTCCCAATTTCTGGACTAATCCCGCAGAGACAACTGTGCCACTACAGGAGATTGAGGCGGCACCAAACTTTCTTACTGTGGCAGCAGAGACAACAGAACCGCTGGCAGATAGTGTCGCCTGACCTCCCCTGATCATACTTGAGTCTGACGACATGGAGGCGGTGGCGTTGAGAGAGGCTTGTCCGTTGTGGATGTCTCCGGTAGCCGCTTCCAANGTNGCNGTTGCAGTTAAAGAGGCTACTCCAGACCTCTTTACAAAACCGGCGGAAGTCACGGTTGCAGAAGCGGATAGAGAAGCGGAAGCAATATCTTTTTGTGTGCCTTCGGCTGTTACGCTAGCAGTAGCGTTCAAAGACGCAGCACCCGAGCGTATGGCACTTCCGGCTGAAGACACTGATCCACTGGCAGACAGTGAAGATGATCCATATTTAATTCTAGTACCAGCAGATGTGACAGATGCGGTAGCAGATAAAGACGACGCCCCAAAGGTTTTTACAAAACCAGCAGAGGTCATAGTTGCCGATGCCGACAGAGAGGCCGCTGCAATATCTACCTGCGTGCCCTCAGCAACGACAGTAGCGGAGGCAGCCAGTGATGCCGCCCCTAGTTTTATAACTTTTCCCGCTGAAGATACTGATCCGGTGGCAGATAGCGAAGATGCTCCGTATTTAATTACCCCGCCAGCAGAAACAATGGACGCACTGGCAGTGATGGTGGCTGCACCTAGCTTTGTTACAAAAGCAGAAGAGGTCAGAGATGCCGAGGCAGATACGGATGACGATCCAGACGCTATTATATTACCAGCAAAAGAAGCCGTAGCATTTGCGGATAAAGAAGATGCTCCATGCTTTACTCTACCTGCGACAGAAGCAACGGACGCACTAGCTGATAAAGACGCTGAACCAGCACGAATGACATTTCCGGCAGCGGTTACAGAACCAGTTGCAGACAGTGATGCTGCACCATTGTGTGTGGTTCCACCATCAGATAGCGAGCTATAAGGGGCAGAGCTGTAAGAGCCTCCTGAGTAAGTCATATCGCCCCCTTAGTCTGGTATCGCTAGAGCCGCTTGTACTGTTATATTAGGATTCGTTGCATCAAATACTGAGAAATCTACGTCGTAGTTTCTAATTCCGCTTATAGTCGTTTCCGACGCTAATGCGGTTTGGGCAGATATAACTAAAGTTACTACAGTCTTTATCCATGTTAGTAGCTGATTAATATATGCCAACCTATTGGTAAGTCCTGTATTTCTAGCCTCTTCGGACAAGGCCAAAAAAAGCTCCCTTCTGAAGGAGGGGTAGTACTGTTCAATATATTGGTTTGCTTTATAGGATATGGTATCGTATCTAGTAACTCTAGCTGGCTCTAGTAGGTATGTATCTAGGTCAGACATATATGTAGACAAAGCGTTTTCTAAATCCACTTGAGAAACGCCTTCAACATCTAGTCCTCCATCCCTATATACCGCCTGCTCCATAGTCGCTCCGGCGAGAGACACTATTGCCTTCATTGATTGGTCTGGTGAAACTGTCACAAAAGCCATTTATCTAATCTCCTGAACTTGTAAATATGGTCGCCCCTCATCACTTGAAGTTAGTGTGACTTCACTACTGTTATCATCTTGCCAAGTATAGAGCGTAATTACATCATCAACGGCAAGCTCTTTTANNAAGAACGTAGACGGAGCTGGTCTTTTATCTTCGTTACTAGAAGCACTCCAGTTGGCTCCTCCGCCCATCTTCCAATAACTGATAGATCCGCCATCAGGAGTTATGCCAACTTTTACAACGGCACCGGTATTGGATGCATCTAAGCTTACATACTTTACATACCCGCCTATTAGATAGGTTCCCGCCCTTTTAATTACAATTTTGTTATTGGCGTGGTCTGCATCAGCACCAATCTCTATAGTGTCTTCATTAAAAGTAACTTGTGTCCATGTCTCATTGCTAATCGTCTGCTGGGTGGTTTGTGTGACGACGGCCACATGATTTCTAAGTCCCTTATTAACGGTAGACCATATATAGTCGCCGGTAGTGTTTCTCCTGATACATTGAAGCTCTATAAAATCCTCGTAAGAGAAAAGCTTTTTGGTAGAAGACAACGAACCGCTCTCGGTTACAAAGTCAGTTGCACCCGAAGATATAGTCAGAACATTTGCGTCTGATGTGGTTTTTTTAATTAAAAACCTAAGACCTGAGTATGCTTCTGCGGCAGTAGGCATGGTGACTGTAAACGCACCGCCACTAGTGTCGCACAACACAGTAGAGTCCGATTGAGTAACAGTATAGGTTGTCGTCTTGGTAACGACATCGGTTGATGCCATCCTAGACGGAGACGCACAAAACACATTATGTGTTCCAACAGGTAAGTTAAGTTGGCTATTACTATTGGTGCTAGCTATGACTGTGGCTCTAGTAAGCGTGTCAGTACCGGCATCTGTTACCTTACCTATTCCAACTTCCCAGTTAGTGGTTCCACCTTCTTCTATGACATAATAGGTCATATTGCCATCACCAACACCAGCCACAAAAGTCTGGTATCCGGTTTCAGCACCATCGAGATCCAGTGTCCCAGTGCCGGTTGTGGTAGTGGTTTCTTTTACCCTATCTCCTACACGAAACTCTGTATTATCTGTCACCGCAGCATCTGGGCACTCAAAAGCGGCGTAAGAAACGCTAGTGGTCTCACTTCCACCGGCAAAATTTGTACCCCTAATAAATCTAATACTGAGATCAGTATAGTCGGTTATATTATTGGCTTCAGCGGACGAAAGCGTAATAGTATATTCCGTGAAAGAGCCAGAAAGGGAAGAGTTGACAGATGAAGCTATTGTAGTGGTGCCCTGCATTAAATTCACAGTAAGGCTAGGGATACCGTAAAATCCACTGGGATCGGTGCCCTTTGCTCTATATACTACCTTGTGATCAGACGANCTCGTTGGGTCCGTGACATTACTAAGGTCAACCTCCATAGTGTCAGTTGAACCAACGTCATCTGTAGATATACAGTAATCACTATCGCTAGGACTACTTTCATCTATACTCTGGTAGAGATTTGAACCACTACCAGACTCATTAACCCCAGCTACCAACACCGGCATCTGCATCAGGGCGTGCATATTGTGTCATTACCTATAACCTTATTTTAAAAATTAAGCGAAGGTAATGTCAAGATCACCTGCCGAGATAACGAACTGGTCTCCATTTTCCACTATTTTTAGGTGTAGTAAGGGCGACCATAAAGTATTACATTGCCGCCAGACGAGCCGTCAGCTAAAAATAATCCACTCACATATCCCCAGTCGCCAGTAGCGGTAGTGAAGGAGATGTTATTTTCGTTGTCTGTGTGACCATTAGTACTTCCGGCACTCCAGTTAGCGTCTCCTTTGACACTGACCCTAGCATAACTTCCGCCAGAAAGCTCGCCAGTTAGTGTTCCCGCCTCTAATTCTGCTGCGTCATATGCTCCAGCTAATCCAACGTACATGCTACCCGGTGCAGAAAAGGCTGTATCTCTGAGGAGGTGATCAATTAACTTGTTTTCTAAATAGTTTGACATTGCAGTCATAGCTTATTGCTCCTTGTTATTTATTAAAATGTGATGCATCCACACCATAGTATACACAAAATACGAAAAAAGCCGCCCCAATATTGAAGCGGCTTTTCCCGTTTAGGTCATCAACCAGTCATTCTTAGAATGATCCAGCGATAATTCTTCGGTTGTCAAGAACACCAAATCCGAGTTCGGCCCATCCATAGTAGCCTTGTCGTTGGTGACGATGAAGAGCTTCGTCTTCAAAGATCTCAACTTCCTTCTTGACAGGCATTACAAAGCTATCGCTTGCACCCTGATCAAGACCGATGACCAATTCAACATCGCCAGTAGCCAATGAGCCACCAAGGTCGTTATCGAAGTACTCTTGGTATTCCTGACTGTCACCGAATTCAAAGATGTCGTGAAGATTGACACCAAAGATTCGAGTCAAAGGACCACCATCATCAGCAGCGGTGTAGATTTCACGTCGTGAAACTTCATCAAGCTGATCTACGCCCCAGTTACGAATATCTTCGATAGCTTCTGGAGACAAGTAAAGATCCGTCAAGCGACCCGGAGCAGTAACACTGTTACCACCGCCATTTCGACGCATAACGGTTTTCATGAGACTGACCAATCGTTTGGTGAATTGACCAGCAGCAGCGTCTGCATCGTAAACCAAAATATTACGGTCAACGGCAGCAGCCAAAAGTGTGTGCCAACCATCGTCGTTGATCTTCTTAACAAAAGAAGCTTCAAGAACTTGCATAGCTCTTGCAACAACATTCCAGTTAGCTTCACGAGCATACTTAAGCAAGAAATCAATCGAGCTTGTGATGCCGTAAGTATTGATCATGACGTAGTCACCTTCGACGTGTCGTTCTGGAATACGTCCGTTGCCCGGATTAGTGAAAGCAACGTGATCAATTTCGGTACCGGGAGCCAAGAGGTCCAATGGGAACTCAGGGGTAGCACCGGGCTCTAGTGGCATAGCTTCGTAAATACCACCAACGATGTCACCATAAGTAACACCTTTACGCAAAGGCAATTCTAATGCCTTAGCGATCTCTCGCTGTGCTTGGATAGCGACAGCTTTATCTGAATCACCGGAACGCTTAAGCAATTCGATGAATTCTGGGCTAGGTCTATCTTTAATTGACATTATTATGTTCTCCTTTTCTATGTTACTTTATAGGTTGGTATTAGGAAGGTTGATGTAAACTTTAGCATAGCCATTTTGGTCAACGCTAGAGAGGAATCTCCCAACGACGCGAGTCGAACCATCTGTATCGTCCTCGTCGCTAGCGATGTCGGCAGGGCTAATATTACCACTGTGTCCCAAGAAAGCTGAGTTTCCAGCAGCAGGGGAACCTTCCAGAGAGTTAGTTACAACCCATCCTTTGGTCAGCAAAGTTACTTTGCCACCCTTTTGTACTTCGTCTTTATGCTGGTTAATGTGTTGACGAGTCAAGTCAATATCAACTACGTCGTTAACCAAAAGACCCACAGGGATTTTACCGGATGGATCGGCTGCATAAACTACTTTAGCCGCCCCATTATCCATAGATGCACCAGAACCTCCAGTGCTTAAAGTAGCAACACCGCCCCGAGTTTGTGCTTCGTTCATGAAGAACGAAATGTCGGTTGCTAGCGTGCTTCGGTCTGATTTAAGAGCCATTATGAAATCTCCTTTATTTTGAAATTACTTGTTGTTTGATTGTAAAACTGAACCAAGCCACTCACTAGCAACAGAACGAAGGTTTTCCGCAGGATCATCTTCGCCCATCGCTTCTGCGATAGCAACTTCTTCTGTTTCCTCAGCCTCAGCCAAGGCTTCTTCGTCCACTTCAGCAACGTCTCGCTCTTCGTCGAGTTCAGCCATCTTTTTATTCATAGGCTTTGCTTCAGCGTCCTTTTCTTCGTCTTTGTCTTCGTCCTTTTTAGGAGGAAAAGGCTTAGCCTTATCCTTTTTCATTTCCGCGTTCTTTTTGACTGCTGCAAGTGCAACAACCTCAGCGAAAATTTCATCGTTGACAGACTCGAATTTTTCCACAGTAGCTGTGGCTTCTTCAGCATCAAACCCTGCTTCTGTAAGCTGGGCTACACGCTTCATAACGGCTTCTTTTTTGTACAAAACATCAAGCTCTTCTTGCTTAGAAGCAATAGCTTCTTCTTTTTCAGCAATAGCAGCTTCATGCTTTGCAGCTTCTTCAGCCAAAACCTTATAAGCCTCTTCTTGCTCGGCAATCTTTGTGGACTGCTCTGCAATAGTTTCTTCAAGGTTAGTTAGTTTAGCATCGAATTCAGCTTGCTGCTCAGCAACAATCTTATCTTCTAATGCTTTGTTAGCAGCCTTAGACTCTGCTAACTGCGATTGCAGATCAGTGATCTGCTTTTCGTAACTTTCAGACATATCGTTCTCCTTTATTGAAGATATAGTTAAAACTTGTGCCTTCGATTCATCAAATAAATCATTTCCTTCCAAAATTACACTTCGTGGGTTAGCTGGTTTTGAAACTAAGCCTTTACCAGAGAACGATAAGTTTCTTAACAATCGGCCCACTTTGTAATCTTCGTAAATTCCGTCTCCTCCATATGATCTTAAGTGTTTTGTTAAAAAGGCGGAAGCCTCATTTCTTTTAACGATCTTGGTTTCTCCGGCTTCATTAGCCAAAGCGTAATCAAACTCAGGAAAAAGACACTCCATAGAAACGAACCACTTGCCCTCTTCTATTTCCGCCGTTATTTTTTTCATTCGTTCTCGCTGTTCGACATCTGACCACTCAGTATATATAACAGCGGAAGTTACTATGTTAAATTGACTAGGTAAGCCATCTTGCTCGTCAACAGTTTTACCGTCAAAATCGACAACCTCATTGGCCGTGATGTGACCAATTATGTCTTTCTCGTCGTGCATAAAATTAAAAGGTTTGTCCTCTGGAGTGTTTCTTGCTTCCCACATCTCTTTGGGATCAAAAACATCGTCGTTCTTATTCCACCCAGTACTAACCAAAATAGACTTTAAATAGTATAAATCAAATTGATCTTGGTTCTCGGCAATCGCCAACTCGCTCCCCGCCTCGCTAGAGTCAAGGGCTTTCTTTAGATTTTCGATATCTTTTTCGGTAGGATTATAAGACTCTGCTAAAGCACAACATGCTATAGTATTATTAGCCGACAGAGCTTTTTCCAAACCGTCGTTTATCTCTTGTTGGTAAATTTTCATTTTTGAGTACTCCTCCGAGGGGTAATACACAAAAAACTAATTACAGTGATAAATCTTGGCTAAAAACACGACATACCGGCGTACACGGTGGCGTAGATATGTCTAGTTTCGAGAACGGTTGGCTTCCTATTATTTATAGAAGAGAAGCTGTTGATGTTTTCCTCAACCCTATCGCTGAATTGTGAGCTAGGTTTTGTTCCCGCCTCAACAAGCTCTTTAACTAGCTCGGGCGTTACATCTATAAAAGGCTTCATTCCCGTGAGAATACATAGCTTCAAATACTCTAACTGGTCAACCTCTACTTTACTTAAGGCTCTGGCATCTTTCTTTTTAAAGTGCGAGCAAGCAATGGGTGTCATTATATCAGAGATCTTTGCCTGTGCTTTAATCGCCCATAAGGTTGCACTTGTCGCTTCACCGCTTCGGGGCAAAACACGCTTTTGTTTTCTGGGTTGTGTGTCCCTAGAGAAGGGAGGACGACCTTCCTCATTAACTNGCTCTGATCTTTCTTCTTCTTTTTCTACTTCCTCTTGGACAGGATCAGAACTTGGTGCCTCCTCCTCTTCTTCCCGATGAGGAATACCAAGCCTATCAAAATACTCTTCCGTATCAACTATATCCTTAGTCATACCTATTTTGACCATATCATTTTTGTACTGAGGATTATGATAAGGACCAGCCTTCTTAGGTGCGTTAGAATCGTTTGATCTTTCTCTTTCTTCCCGTCTCACCCTCACTCTCTCGATACTTGGAATTTCTCGGAATCTTTCCAAAAGTGTTTCTTGAGAAATAATATCTCGGTCGGCCAAGTCCATCAGTAGCTTTTTCTGAGCGGCTTCGTCCGATAGAACAATGGAATCAAAATGTATCTCAGCAGGAAATCTGAATCCCATAGCCTCTCTGACAAACTCTATTTCCTGTCTCCAGAACTGGGCGAGTATTTCTCTACCGTATTCAAGTCTCTCGATTAGGGTTTTTAGAGATACGTAGTTATTTGTATATCCCCCGCTGGCCGATGCTCCCGTAAGGGTGGGCGGAATACCAAGACCCGCATAGATGCTAGTCAAAACCGGCTGATACTTTTCTGACCCCAAGAACTTGTATACCTGAGATTGGCTTTCTGTAAATCTAAGCTCTGGACCCCAAACCAAATCCATAGTGCCCCCGCCAACATTGCTGGCGAGTATGTCTCTAACCTTATTTAGGCCAGCCTTGGTTGGTACAATTTTTTGATCGAAATCACCGAGAGTCCACAGACGGACACTCGATATTGCTCCATCAAGTGCAGCCAAGTCTGCGAGCTTCATTTTTTCCAGCATATTTATGTCATCAAGGATAGCATAAATCATAGGATTAGCCCAGAGAAGCCAGTCATCCTTTTTATAGTGATAGAAGAATGTGCTATTAGAATCTAAAGGTATTCTGCGGTCGTTATCTTTTATTCTTTTTTGCAGGTCTGCCGGAAGAGTCTTGAAACTGTTTTTGTTTTGTGTTGAGGATTTTAGTAGTGATTGATATGTGTACTTTGATAAGTTTAAATAAAACTCTGGTTTGCCAACAGCAAGCATACCATGATCCATAACGTCAATAGCGACAGGATTGAGAAAGTCATACATCCAAGGCACTTCTCTTTTCTTGACCTTCTTTGTTTCTATGACAATATCAGCAGCGGCGGCACGCTTTAGGTGGGCCTCTTTTTTCTTGTCTAGCTTTGCGGTTCTTCTTTTTACTACAACATTTCCGGTTCTATAAAGATAGTTCAAAAATCTTTCAGATCTGTCCGTGCCATTAACCTGATTAAACCACTTTCTATAAAACTTCTCTATGCTTTTATTTGGATGTACAAGCACAAGCCCTTGACTAGCAAAGTCACTCATGAGGTCAATAACATTTCTTATAATTCCAACTCTGTCATAAGCGTTCATGCACATAGACATTATACGCTTTTGCTTGCTTGGAATCGCTTCGCCGGGTCTAAACGCATCATAATCAGATCGTCTAAAGCTAGGACGCACAGAGCGATTTGTTTCAACGTCTATATAGGTCTGCCTATTTCCGTTGTAACCATAATGAGCCTGAGAACGATAAACGGCACCGTCATATCCCTCTAAAGCATTGTCATCATATACTTTTCCCTTTTCAGCGTCACTGGCCCATGTTTGGAATAGAGGTTCGGACATTTATATTGTTCTCCGGCGATAGTATTGTCAATTATATTGCTGATTGTATTGATATACACAATCTAATATAGATTCTGCGTTTTTTCGGTAAACCAAGCTGGTCCACTAAAGAGCCTTTCATCAGAAGGGCCTGAAGTATTATGGCCAGCAAATCCTCCAAAAGCACCATACTCAATAATTTGTTTCTCTACGGTTATATATCTGGCCGACATATTTGCCATTATTAATGAAGAATACCTGTCCTTTCTGAGTCTACTCTTTCTTCCCGCTCCGGTTTTCACCTCTGGAGTATCCCATCGTTCTCTTCCGGTCGATGTCTGGGTCATTACGATCATAGATAGTTCGTCCTTTAGCTCTTCTATCTCCATGACGCAGTCTTCAAGAGTGTCGTATATTCTTCCTGATGCCTTATCTGTCTCTAGGGCTATTCCCAAACTAGCCGAGTCAAAATACGGAAATAAAACTATTTTATCTTCTAGGTCTTTTCTAAGCCCGTGATTCGCCTCAGCTAACCAAGTAGCCTTAGCAAATTGACAGAGCCTCAGTATATGTAAGCCAGCATGGTCATCGGTGTCTTTAGGTTTCTCCTCTATAACTGGCCATATGGCAACCTCTCCTTCTGGTATCTTGTCTCTATCGTGCAACGCCTCCATGACGGCTATACCGCCTCCCTGTGCGTCCAAGGCTATCTCTGCACATGGGAACACTCTCATAAGCTGACGTATCTTCTTCGCACAATACGAATAGAAATCGTCTTCATCCACGATCTTTGACTTTAACTTGTCTTTATGCTGCTGTCTAGTTGTTGTCCAACAGTGAACAACCCTTCTGTGGTCGGAATTCACCTCCATAACAACAATGCTAAAGTTATCAACTTCTGAGGCAGGGTCAACGCCAAATACATACTTTTTACCCGGTTCTCCTTTGAGACCCGCCTCAAACCAAACTTCTCCAGAAGGTAAAACGGCAGGAGTCGTGGGTGATGTAGTGCATGACTCTAATAGACTGCGTTTAAAAAACCCCTGACTGTCTGTAGTGAATATTGCACCATATTCCATATTATATATCCCGTTATGAACCGTAGCTTTGGCTCTTGCTATTTGTCCTCCATCCATGAATCCATCAGGAAGTTTGTCTACTGGCATCCTAATAACAGAATACTCTCTCCAGTCAAAGTCGTCTGGAACAGCTCCCCCAAAGACTTCAGAGAGTTTAGAAATGTTTCCTCCGCTAGAAACTATAGAGTGATACCTCTTCCAGTATTCCGCAAAGTGATTGAAGTCATAATATGCAGTACCAGACAATATTATCTGGTTGGACTTATCTCCAGCACCCTTGTCTTCTTTTTTAGATACTGGTATACCGAGTTCTGCGGCCTTTTTCTCTCGTGCTTTTTGTTTTACTTTTTCTATTGGTGAAGAGGCAACCGCAGCAAAACCGGCAACAACGTTTTCAAAAATATCTCTGGGTATAGATGCAAATTCGTCCGCTATGATATCATTAGCACGCTGGCCTCTAATTTTACTACCATCACCAAGAGGAAGACATGTCACGGTACTTTGTCCTATATGCATAACACATCTGTCCACATCTCTTCGCGGACCACTGTTGTTGGCACAAAGATCCCTAAGTACTGGAGCGTTTTTCCAAATTGTATCCATGTACTCAAACAAAACCTTTGATTGCCTAAAGGCAGCACCAACGATAATTATTTTTCGTCTAGGCATAAACAAGGCACGTAGCAAAGGATAGACAGAGAGTATAAAAGACTTACCCATACCACGACTTCCTATGAGCATTGGAAACTTTCTGTTCCACATCTCATATAGAAGCAGGGCCTGAAATGGGGAGAGTTCTATATTTAAGACATGTTTACAGACAAACGAGAAATACTCCGGACGCATCATTAACCAAGATAGTCTTTTTATCAATGCGTCATTATCTGAATCCTGCATAACAAAGTCCATTGGATTAAACAGACTGGATTCATCTACATCTATACCAAGCCAAGCATCGTCTAAATTAAAATCTTTATTCATATTTTAGTGGATCTAGAAAATACCGAGTCAGCCAAGCCATAATAGACTGCGTCTTCAGCATTTAAATACCAATCTCCGTCCTTCATCTTTCTTTTAATATAACTCTTAACTTTTGATAGAGAGTCCCGTCTGTCTTTGAAATAAGTACCACTTTTAACACATCTGTCCGCATATATATTGACCATAACCTGCATGTTAACCTTGTCTATTGCTGCAAAGTTATGGGAACTCAGATAGTCTCCCGATAGGTCTGTAGAACCGTAGTGGCACATGAATAAACAATTAGGCATCAAAACTCTTTTGTCTGAGGCCTGAAGTATTATGCTACTCATTGACTCGGCCTGAGCATACGATATTATAGTTGTGGGGCATTTACACGCTTTTATAATATCATATATCGCCATGCCCGAGTACCATTCTCCGCCAATACTGTGCATATGTATGAGTATGGGCTCGTTACTCTGTAGCTCTAGCAAACGCATGTTCTTCAAGAAGTTTATAGACATTCTGTAGTCTACGCCCGGATTTTCATCCGATTCTTTGTTGTGTAAAAAGATTTCTCTGTTCTTTACGTCTAGTCCATAGCTATGAATATCACTAATCCGGTCATCATACTTATTCATTTTTACCCCCATGGTTAGAAGGCCGATTCGTTGACATTTGATGCGTTGTCCTTGTTCTCTGTATGAAACAGCTCATTAAGCCTTTTGAATATGCTGTTGCACACTAAGAACGAGTTTTTCTTGTCTCCACAAAATATTATTTTAGTGTCGTACCATATTTGAAATTCCATCAGGCATTTTAATAAGTACTTTCCTGTAACACGAACTTTTGATCTAGCCTTATGGGGGACTCTAGATCCCTCTGGATATTTTAAAACATCATCCATATCGAACTCGCAAATAAGAAAAGAAAACTGAAAGTCTTTCATTCTTTCCATTTCCTCTTGAAACGGCTTCTTCTTTCTTCCCAAGTTCATTGCTATCTCAGAAGCGGAGGCCTTTCTCTCTACGCACACTACGTCCTCAAATCCCTTTAAGGTGTAGTCACCGGTATGTAGTGTACCAACCTCCATTCCGTCACATTTGTCATATGGAGAAAAAAACCATCCGTCCTGCTCTCGTGTGTCTTTTATTACTGTGTAATTATTCATTACAGATCAGTACTCTCGTCCTCTTCTTCTACAGGCTCAACGTCTACCAGCTCTACCTCGGCTTCTATTTTTGGCTCAGGTTTTGGTGCTGGAGCCGGTGCCACTTTTTTAGTGCTAATAATAATGATCTCTGGCACATCGTTATCCACAATTAAATCAAAGCCTAGCTCTAGTCTTCTTGTATATACGGCAGCAATGGCCTCTTGTTCGTCTCCGGTGTTTCCTGCGAAAGGAAAAGTAAGTCTTTGTCCCGGTTTAATACTCTCAACC